GCTAAAAAAGGTTGGACACACGACAAGCCTAAAAAAGCAGATGTTAAAGAAGCAGAAGAAGCTACAATGACAGTTACTAATGCTGATAAGAATACAAATTCAAAAGCATGGCAAGAGTACCAAAAAGGTAACAAACGATACAAGTACGACAAAGATGCAGTTCCTGACAAACCAAAAACAAAGACTACAGATTCAAAATCATATGTAAGTTATTTGCAATCAAAATTAGACGAAGCAAAAGGTGTTTGTGCAGAGTGTGGTAACCCAAGTTATACAACATTAGGTTTATCAGAAGCAGAGCTAGACGAAGTAGCTGGTCCTAAAAATTGTTGGAAAGGCTTTAAGAAAGACGGTACACAAGCAGGTACTGGCGAGAACGCAGGCAAACGTGTTAATAAGTGCAAGAAAGCCTAGCATGTTATGCAAAGTTTTAAGTCATCGATAGATGATTGGATACAAAACTTTTTAAGCAACCCCTCTAAAACTTTTAATAACTTACCTCCCTGTCCATATGCAAAAAAGGCTTGGTTAGACAATTCTGTTCTAACACATTGGCTTGACGGTTCATTCGAGTTAGATATATGGTTACGTGCAGAAATAGAAAACTATACATATCATTGGCCTAAAGGCAAAGAAGTAGTTGTATTAGGATTTGATTACGATCGTATAACAGCAGACAATCTTAGTAAAATTATAGACGATACTAAACCTATGTTAGACAACCGTGGGTACATTGCACTAGAAGATCATCCACTTGATCCTGAAGAAGTACAAGGTATAAAATTAAATCATGGAACATATGGCTTAGTTCTTATACAAGAAAAAGAAAAGTTAGATACAGCAAGGAAATGGTTAGAAAAGAAAGGCTATTACAAGAATTGGTCTAAAGAATACAAACAAGAGGTGCAAGAGCGTGAGTGACATATATGCTAGAATTAATTTATCTAAAATAAACTACAGAATGTCTAAATCAGCAGTACTGTTTAACAACCCTCCAGTAGACCAAATACAAGAAATATACGATCAGTATTGTAAGTACAAACAGTTTGAAAGCGTAATGCCTATATTTAATGAAGACTTGTGTGCTCCACATTGTGATATAATTGGATACTACAGCAACAAAGAACTAGTTGCGTTTAGTCACTATTATTGGTATAATTCGGACAATGTAGAAGCAATACAGTTTGCATGGAACTATAAAAACCCTAAGTTGTTCTTAGGTCTAAAGAGCCTACGCCACGAATGTGCATATTACAAGGCTAAAGGTGTTAAGTACATATACGTTGGCTATGCAGATGAATATAAGAAACAAATTAACGGTTTTGAAATATGTCCGCCAAGATAATGGCAAAATAACACTTGACAACGTCTCTAAAATAATGTATAATATAAGTTAATTAAAGGAGAATCTTATGAGTGATAGAGTATATGGTGGCGACGAGAAAGCTAAACTAGAACGTTTGGTTAACGAAGGCGCAACAGTTTTACGTGAAATAGAAGATCTAAGTACAGGTCTTAAAGAAACAGTAAAGGCAATAGCAGAAGAATTAGACATCAAGCCAGGTCTTATCAACAAAGCTATTAAGGTTGCACACAAAGGCGATTGGGATAGAGTTGCTGATGAGTTTGACGACTTAGAGACACTAGTAGTTACTGTAGGGAAAGACAAACCGTAATGCAAAAGGTAAAAGATTTTTGGATCAACAGTTACAAAAGTGATAAGGTTGCTTTTGGATTCGAATTAATAAGTTTTGTCTTTACAGTTATGGCAAGTATGACTTTAGCATTTAATGCTATAGATCCTAACATGCTAATTATATATCCGTTCTTCTTTGTAGGATCGATTACACAATGCTACGCTTCAGTACGTAGAGGTGCGGCTTGGGTAATGCTACTAACTGGTTACTTTGCAGTAATTAATGTATTTGGATACGGAGTGGCCGCATTATGGTGGTAAAACCTTATCAATGGCTGGCCTGGGTGGCTACAGTATGTTTACTGACAGCCGCTACCCTAGCCGCATTTAATGTTTACCCTTTGTACATCTGGGCATTCATTATTAGTAACAGTCTATGGATACTTGTTGGTGTCCTATGGAAAGAAAAAAGTCTTATTGTAATGAACGCAGGACTAACCGTAATTTACATTGCGGGCTTATTGTTCTAATAAATAATAGTAACGCCAATAGCAATAGCTAGGCATGCAGAAGGTTAAGTTGGCCATAAGCAACGTAGGAAAAATATGAAGTTAAGTTGTAGTACACTATACATCTCGCACCCCACAGCCATTCGACATGGTCCATTAGGGGTTAACAAACAATCTAGACAATCTATTATTGAACACTTTCTTAAATTAAAAAAAGAAGGTCAGCCTACTAACGAGTCTTGGAAGACAGGGCATGACATACATCTAGATCATGATATACTTAATCCTTTATTAGATCAAATACATTTATGGTATTGCCATAATGTTGTAGGTCCACGAGGTCCTAAGTTTATAACTGATCAAGTATGGAGTGATACTTATAATTTAGATATTGATGCAGAGGTTTGGTTCCAAGAGAGCTTACCCGGGCAAGGTTGTCCACAACACGAACACGGCACATTAAGTCGTTGTAGTTGGGTGTATTATTTAGATGTTGGTGAAAGTAACAATCCGCTTACATTTGTTGAAATGCAAGAGTCTAAAAACGAAATTTTTCCGGTTGACGAAATCAACTTACCAGTGTATAATGATATGGTAGTCATGTTTCCTAGTACCATACATCATAAGGTATATCCTGTAAACACAACAAGATATATTTTAGCAGGAAACATTAATGACATTACTTATAGGGAGAATAAATGAGTTACGTAGACGCATTATTTGATAGAGACAGTGACATTGTACGTGTTGTAGAACGCAAGGACGGCAAGAGAAAGTTTACTGAATATCCAATCAAATATACATTTTATTATGAAGATCAAAAAGGTAAATTTAAAAGTACATTTGGTGATCCAATTAGTAGAATTGTATGTAAGAACACAAAAGAGTTTCGAAAAGAACTTGCTATTAACAAAGGCAAGAAGATGTTCGAAAGTGATATTAATCCTATCTTCCAATGTTTAAGTGAAAACTATCTTAATCAAGATGCTCCTAAACTAAACGTTGCATTCTTTGATATTGAGACTGACTTTGATCCAGAGCGTGGCTTTGCTGATCCTAGTGATCCGTTCATGCCTATTACAAGTATAAGTGTGTACTTACAATGGATGGAGACAATGATCTGTTTAGCAGTTCCGCCCAAGACACTTACTATGGAAGAAGCAAAATCAGAACTTGAAGGCATTGACAATGTAATGCTGTTTGAAAAAGAAAGTGAAATGATTGATACTTTCTTAACACTAATTGAAGATGCTGATATTTTGTCAGGTTGGAACAGTGAAGGATATGATATTCCGTATACTGTAAACAGAACTAGTCGTGTACTAAGCAAAGATGATACTAGACGTTTTTGTTTGTGGGGACAACTTCCTAAGAAACGTGAATACGAAAAGTATGGCAAGTTAAGTCAAACATTTGACCTAGTTGGTCGTGTACACTTAGATAGTTTGAACTTGTATCGTAAGTACACTTATGAAGAGCGTCATACATATCGACTAGACGCCATTGGTGAAATTGAAGTAGGCGAAAATAAAGTTGCATACGAAGGCACACTTGATCAATTATATAACAATGACTTTAGAAAGTTTATTGAATATAACATACAAGATACTGCACTACTTGACAAATTAGACAAGAAGCTACGCTTTATTGATCTAAGTAACGAACTAGCACACAGCAACACAGTGCTTCTACAAACTACAATGGGTGCTGTTGCAGTTACAGAACAAGCTATTGTTAACGAAGCACATAGACGAGGCTTCCAAGTTCCTAATCGTCCACATCGTGATGAGGAAAACACACAAGCGGCAGGTGCATATGTTGCGTTTCCTAAAAAAGGATTGCACAAATGGATTGCATCAATGGATTTAAACAGTCTATATCCTAGTGTGATTCGTGCATTGAATATGGACCCTGCTACTGTTATAGGACAAATACGTCCAGACATTAGTGACGCTCGTGTAAAAGAAGACATGGGCCTAAAGAAGAAATCATTTGCAGGTAGTTGGGAAGGACGTTTTTCAACAGAAGAATACGAAGCAGTAATGGAACAGAAACGTGACATTGCACTTACAGTTGATTGGGAAAATGGTGGAAGTGATATACTAAGTGGTGCTGAGATATATAAACTAATCTTTGATAGCAATCAACCTTGGATGCTTAGTTCAAATGGTACAATCTTTACAACAGAACACGAAGGTGTTATTCCTGGACTACTTAAACGTTGGTACAGTGAACGTAAAGAACTACAAGCAATGTTGAAGAAAGCAAAAGATGCTGGCAATGCTACTGAAATCGAGTATTGGGATAAGCGACAGTTGGTTAAGAAGATTAACTTGAACAGTTTGTATGGTGCTATTCTTAATCCAGGTTGTAGATTCTTTGATAAACGTATTGGGCAGTCAACTACATTGTCGGGTCGTACTATTGTTAAGCACATGAGTGCAGAAGCAAACAAAGTTATTACTGGTACATACGATCACGTAGGTGATGCAATGATTTACGGCGATACTGACTCCTGTTACTTTAGTGCGTACCCTATGCTTAAAGAAGGTATCGACAAAGGTGAAATACCTTGGAGTACAGAGAACGCTATTAAACTTTACGATCAAGTAAGTGAAGCAGTAGATAGCACATTCGTTGACTTTATGCAGACAGCATTTCATTGTCCAAAGAGTAGGTCGGACGTTATTGCGGCAGGTAGAGAAATTGTTGCAAAAAGCGGATTATATATTACTAAAAAACGTTATGCGGCACTAGTTATTGATAATGAAGGCTTTAGAACAGACACAGATGGCAAGCCAGGTAAAGTAAAAGCAATGGGATTAGACTTGCGTAGGTCAGATACACCTGTGTTTATGCAAGAGTTCCTAAGTGAACTATTACTAATGGTACTTACTGATGTTGAAGAAAGAAAAGTATTAGATCGTATTACAGAATTCCGTAAAGAGT